AACTACTACATAAGGATCTATTTGTGCAGAACCTTGAGTTGACATACCGGTACCACCTTCATTAGCTGGCATAGTAATATCAAATGTATTAGTTGTAACATTAGATATTTCAAAAGTATTATTTTGAAACTGTGCTACGGTAAAATTTGTTTCTCCTCCGCCAGGTAAAGACACTGATGAGAATTTTACATATCTATTAGTAGTCAATCCATGACTAGTTTTATTAACAGTTACTGTTGCAGAGCCTGTTGTTGAACTAAATGTTGCTCCTGTGATTGCTGTATCGAGTGGAGTAATATCAAAAAAGTCTTCACCATAATATAAAAACAAACCTTGTGATGTACCGATTGCTGCATACTTTTCTCCTGCTAAAGATGTCCATACATGTTGTGCTCTAGCAGCACCTGGTAGTGTTAAATTATCTGTAGTAAGTTGTGACCAACCACCTATTTTTTCAGGCAGGCCATATCTAAATCGAACAAAATCACCATCAGTCCATTGAGACTCAGCTCCTGATTGTGTTATTTGTTTATTAAAACCGGGTTTAAATTGTAGTTTTTGAAGCATAGCACCTCATTATATATGCTTTTTATTATTTTGGTAGTACTATATTCCATTCTAGCTTAGATAGCAAATCCTCTAATTGTACCACGTTAGAATGGTTATTTTTAATATAATCAATAAGTTCTTTTACATCTACTATTATATATTCATTTTTTATATCAAATACCATCTTATCAGCTTTAGTATTAAATGAACCGGCTTTCTTATTATTAGATAAAGGTCTTAAATCAAATTTTAATTTTTCATTTGATCTATTTTTTAATATTCCTTCTACATCCCAAAGTTCTTGTTTTCTTTGTTTAGGAGTAGCTAGTGTTATGTTTTCTAAAAATTGTAGCATTATTTAAAACAAGGACCTTCCATCCATAAACTTAGTGTTCTTCTTTTTCCAGATATAATTTTGTCTACTTTATGTAACATAAAAGATTTAAAAATTAAAATATCCCCTGGTTCACAAAAATTTATTTTACCACAATTAAATATAGATAGTTCGCCACCTTTATATTTACTTTCAGACAAATTAACTAACACGGTTAATTTAATATCTTGAGCATAATATGGACTCGAATCTATGTGCCAATCATAACCAACTTTATCATTTGGTAAATATTCATTAAAATGCACGGTTTGACAATCTAATGTTTTATTTAAATTATAGCCAAAATATTTGTTATTAGTATCATGAACTATATCCATTAAAGGTTTTAATGGTTCTTTAACATGACCATAAGCTGTTATTTTAACATTAGCAGTTTTAATTGCTGCTTTTGCAGGATTATCTTTATTTTTGGGATTTGAATATTTAATTAATGCTTTAGAAATATTTTTAACGTCTTTTAAACTTAAATATTTTTTATATATAAAATAATCATATTTATTCATAATTTAAAGCTAATGTTATTCTTTGTTTTTTATTTAAGTGATTGTGTACATAATGCATTAAGTGACTTCTAAAAATTAATAAACTATTTTCTACAGGTTTAAAAGAAACGTATTCATATGTTAGTTCATTGTAATTACTTATATTTTTAGGAGGTAGCATATCCACATACGGATTTCTAAAACTAACTTCTGTTGATTTATCTTTTTCTTTTTCACCTTCTATACAGTATATTATAGAATATCTATAACCGTTGTGTGTATGGTATTCTTGATGATCATTATATTTATATAAATTTAACCAGCCAAAAGAAGCATTTTTGTATTCATATTTTGAATTATGTTCTTTATTAAAATTATTTACTTTAGTGGTTATATTACTTATTAATGGGTTAAATCTTTTATCTTTACATATATCATATTTATCATGAGAATTTTTTATTTTACTTAACCAATTATTTCCCCCACTATTATTTTTATTTAAAATTTCTTTAGAAAATTTTTTAATTTTAATTAATTCTTTTTTATCTAAAATATTTTCTTTGTAAAAGATAACTGTTGGAAACAAATAATGAATATTAGACATTTTTAAAAAAATCTGGCAAACCTACCATAGGTCTTGTATCATATTTATTTTTAATAGAACCTGGAGTTTGAACATCATTATAATGTAAAAAAACTTGAGCACAATTATCACCTTCAAATTTATTTCTCCAATGTTCTAATTCACAACCTTTATATATCAACATATCACCAGGTTTAAGAATTATTTTTACATTTTTTTCTTTTTTAGATTTTAAAAATATAGGCCATAATTTATCTCCACCTAAATTCATAGTCGTAGATATTTCACAGCTAAATCTATCTTTGTGTCTTTCTAGAACATCTCCTTTTTTATAAATTCTTGCGAATGAATATCCAGGATATAATTTTAATCCTGTAGTTTTTTCCATAACTGGTTGACACTTTAATAATAAAGTTTCCATAGCAATATCGGCATAATGTGAATAAGTATTTGGAACCTGAGGGTCATCGTATGCTCCCCACTCAGGAGAATAAGGACTTATATATTTTTCACTTTTTAATTTCAAAAAAACATTTCTTTTTAAAAGAAAATAATTATAAATAAATTCTGTTAATTCTTTATTAATTACAGACTCAATAACACAGTAACCATTTTTACTAAACTTTGATATCATTTCTTATTGCTTGTAATGTAAAATGAATAAATCTAAATGGATCAATACCATAATCTAAAGAAAATTCATGGCTTAAATAAGATGGAAATAAAAACAAATCTCCTGGTTTTATATTATATGCTAATTTTTCCACACCTGAAAAAACATCTACATCGTTTATAAGAGGGAGCTTTAACATTTTGTGTCCATATCTAGGATCATAGAAAATTGGTTTAGAAGTTTTTTCAGAACATTTTAAAAAATAAAAACCTGAAACATGTGTATTAGGATGTTCATGAGCAGAATGATTTCCGTATCCTTTTTTAGCAAACTCTTGTACCCACATTTCATGAAAAAATAATGTATGGTCTTGTAAATTATAGCCTTGATCTTCTAAAATTTGCACTGATGCATATCCAATAAAATCTTTTAATTCAGAAAAAGTATTATCATTAATAAGTGATGTCGAATGATGAACTAAACCCTCATCAGTTAATGATTTATTTAATTTTTTATTTCTTAAAACTCTTTCCTTATTAAGTTTAATAGCCTCTTTTATATATTTATTAGAAAGACTATTATATTTTTTAACCCACTCTGGTTTTCTTATTCTATAAATAGGTGTTTCGAAATATGTGTGTTTCTGTATATCCATTCTAAATATTATTTATCATTATATAATTTTTTATCAATAGCTAAACAAATATTTTTATATTTACTTATTATTTTTTTAGGTAAAACATCTCCTATATTTCTTTTTGTTGGTAATATAAAAGGTTTAATTTCATGGAGATTACCATTAATTACCTCATCATTATAAGTAAGATTATCCAAACTATATTGTTTTAAATTTTTTAAATTATATTTAGTGTATTCAACATTTATAAATTTATGTATTTTTTTTAAACATTCTTCTGTATTTAAAATTAATTCATTATAATCTATGATTATATGCTTTTCATTTTTAAGTATGTTTTCTATAGACCACAAATATTTATAAATAATTCCTTTATTTAATAAGTTATTTATTCTTTCTTCAATATTTTTAGGTTTTTCAATATCTATAAAAGATGCAATACATTCTAAAACAGGCCTTCTTAAAATAATAAATTTTGGTTTTTTAAATATTTTTTTTAATAAATATAAATTTCCTGGAGTACCCCAGGGACCTCTATCAATTATAACTTTGCTTTTTAAATCTTGATAGTAGTTATTAAACACATTTAAATAAATATTATTAAAATATTTTTCATTGGGAAAATTTTTGTATATATCTATATCTTTAACATTATATAAATTTAACAAAACATCACATAAAATAGTATTTGGAGATACTTTAATATTTTTATTCTGATTTAAAATAGTTGATAACAAAGTATTTCCTGCTCTAGGAATTCCAGATAAAAAATAAAATTGTTTATTCATTATTTAAAAGGATTTCCACAAGTCCAAATTACTAAAGAATGTCTTGTCCCTTTTGTAACTGGTGTTACTCTGTGATACACAAAAGAAGGAAATACTATAATTGAACCTTTTGGTAAAGCTTCTTTGCATTTAATAATTTTTTTTTTATTATTGGGACTATCTGGAAAAACAAATTCTAAATTACCACCTTTGTATTTACTAGGATCAGTTAATGAAACTGTAACAGATAATTTTCTTATTTTTCCTCTTAAATTTTTATTAGAATGATTTTGACCGTAAGGAACTCTATCACTGTCACAATGCCAATCATAAAATTGGTTTTTACCATACTTTGTAAATTGACAAGTTTCAGACCAATTTATATCAAAATTCCAACCAGCTTGTTTATTTGCTTCATTAATGTAAGGAGTTATATGTCTATATATCCATTTATCATTTAAAAAAGCAACATTAGAATTTCTTATTTGAAATAAATCTTTTTTCTGTTCTTTATTTAATTTTTCTGAATCTGTAAATTTTCTTGTTCTTGCTATTTCTTTTTTTCTATTTGTCCCTAAATTAATAATATCGTCACATACTTTTTCACTTAAAGCTTTAGTAAAATAATAATAATAATTTATTAAATTCATTAAAAATAATTAAAGTTAATATTTATTCTTTTTTTAAAATTTGTAGTAGACGTACTACTGTGAGGTAAATGAGCTTTAAAAATTAATAATCTATTTTCAATAGAATTTATTTCTGTATTATTTAATATTGTTTTTCCATTATTAGTATTAACATAATAAATAGCTGCTTTATGTTCAAAGTTATAGTCTATATGTTTTTTATGTTTTTCTATTTTAAATGTTCTAGGATATAAATTAGCTTTGATTCTAATTAAAGATTTAATTTTTAATTTATCAATAACAGGTTTTGTAATATCAAAAAAATTACTAAAACCTGTTTCAAGTGTATAAAATAAATGTGTAAAGTAACAATTTAAATCTTTTTCAGAATGATTGTTATTAATTATATGTTGATAGTACCAAGGAAAATGACTTGATTCTAATAAATTTTTTATTTTTAAAAAATCTTCTTTATCTAAAAAATTATCAATTACTTGATAATCAGCTTTCATTATATTAACTTTCTTTAATACTTATTAAAAATAATCGTTAGTTGACCAATCAAAATTTAATTGTTCTTCTGTTACATCCCAAGTTAAATTTGTTGTGTTCCACACATAATATACAGGAACAAAATTTTCTGAATTAGAAATACCAGGTTTGTTTCTTGATACCCATCTTTGATTTGCTTCGTCCCATTTTATAGGATGCCTGATTGAATTAGCTTCATCTAACCATACTATAGTAGGAAAAGTAATTGGAGCTTCCCATAAACCTGTTGCGTTATTTAAAGTCCAAGAAGCAAAAGGTTGAATCCCAGTAAATTGATCTATTGTTTCATTATATAAATTTCCAATAGCAGCATATCTTCCTCTTATGTTTCCATTATAGGAAGTTTGTTTCCAAGTGCCTCCTAATTTTTGAGAACACCAATTTTCACCATCTGCCTCAACGTCATTAGGAACGACAATTACATTTTTTACAACCCAAACTTCATTATTAGTAAATCCACTTGGATCAGTTTCTTTTTTTATTTGTGCAAAGTGAGCCATATTTATTTTGTACCTATATTAAAATTTATAACACATCTTAATTCATTTTCAAGAGGATTGCTACTAGCATGTGGTATATTTCCTCTAAAAAATAAAAACCTTCCTTTTTTAGGAGTTATTTTTTTATATACCTTATTTTTGTTAAAAAAGAAAGTATCTCCATCACTATTATTTACATAATAAATAGCTGTAATTATGTTGTTTTTTTTAATTAAATCTAAATCAAAATCAGTGTGTGGAGTATTATGAGAATTTTTTAAATACTTTATATTCGCCTGAAGAAGATTTGCCTTACATCTATACATAATTACTTCATTAAGTTTAAAATATTTGATAATTTCAAGACAAATTTGTTTTATTAATTCATAATACTTTGAATTAATAGTAACGTTACCATTTGTTACAGTAGCAAAAGTATGAGTTAATTGAGGCCCTTCAATTATGTTTTTATATTTATATTTATTTGTTAAATAGTTTTTAGTTTGAGAAGTAAAAAACTTTTTAAAATTAATATTTTCGTTAGTTACGTACCAAGGAAAATCTGAACCTATTAAAGTTTTAATAATTTTATTTTGTAATTTTTTATTAACGATGTTGTCTATTACAACATGATCTTTCTTTTTTAATATATCCACAAATTAAGAGATTGTTAAAGTACCAGTAGCTGTAAAAGTTGCTACTTTTTCTCCACATGGTAAAACTGCTACACTTCCAGAACAACCTGGAGATATTGACAATCCAGCACTAGATGGTGCTCTTAAATATACAATACCTGATCCACCACTAGCTACATTAGAAGTTGCACCATCACCGTAGCCTCCGCCACCGCTACCAGTATTTGCAGAAGCAGCAAATCCACTTTGTGGACCACTTGTTGAACCTTGTGCTCCTCCGCCTGCTCCGCCTGGTGCACTACCACCAACTTGACTTAATCCTCCGCCACCACCGCCTTTAGTTATTGGTGAACCTGTAATAGTAGATGATTTTCCATCACCACCTTTACCACCTGGACCACATGGAACTACATTTGAACCAGCTTGATTGGCTCCACCGCCACCTCCAGAGTTAGCTAAATAAGGTCCAACTGGGTTGTCACCACCAGGATTTCCTTCAGGAGGACTATAACCTCCTGTATTTCCTGCTCCAGGAGATGATGGAGAAAATGGAGCAAAAGTTCCTGATCCAGAACCACCTGCTTGACCGTTTCCTCGTCCGCCTCCAGATGCAGATATTTTTGTAGTACCTTCAACTCCAGCGGGATTGATAACTGAGTCTCCACCATTTGCTGATTGATACGAAGGACCTGCTCCAGCTGCACCTCCGGCTCCAACTGTAATAGTATAACAACCTGTTTCTAATTCTAAAGCACTAACGGAACAACATCCATAAGACACTCTATATCCGCCGGCACCGCCGCCTCCTCTTTTTGCAGCTCCGCCACCGGCTACAACTACGAAATCAAGTGCATATATTTTCTTACCGCCACGACCATAGCCGCCTTTTCCACCAGCTCCAAATGAACCTAATATAGGCATCTTTCTATCCTCCTAATTTTACGCGAATTGCGTTTGCGCTGCAAGTACAGTAAATACTGAACCACCAGTTTTAATAGCTGTGTAAGTGTACACATCATTTGATGTTGTATTTCCAGCTGTAGGTGCCGCTCCACCTTGCCATACTGGAGTTACTGTAGTTCCATCGACTTGTACTGTAGTATTATAATGAGTTACGTTATCGTTTTTATTAATAAAAGCAACTGTGATTGATTCACCAACGTCCATAGACGCATCTAAAGAGTTTGAACCATCACCTCTTAAATTAACTGTAAAGTTTGCATTAGCAGTTGCAGTATTTAATTGAACCGCTTGAGTGTTTGTGTCAAAGTTTACATTTGAAGTAAATGTACCATTAA